GAGGTGGGGCTTTTTTTTTGGTTTTGAAATTTGGAGCATGAAATGAATTTATCAACGAAGCTAGAAGCAGTCAATGTTATGCTCTCACTAATCGGAGAGGCTGCTGTTAACTCACTGTCCTCAGGTCTAGTAGACGCTGAGATGGCAGAAACTATTTTAGATAACATCACTCGTAGTGTTCAATCTACTGGGTGGAGTTTTAACGAGGAGGTAGGCTACACGCTATCACCTGATTCAAACGGACACTTAAACCTACCTGCGAACTGCGTAAGAGTAGATCTGTCCCAAACTGTAAGTAAATACAGAGACTCACGTTTCGATTATGTCCAACGTGGTTCTAAATTATATGACAAAGTAAATCACACCTATGTAATCTCTGATCCTGTCGTTGTTGATATGGTTGTTCTTCTTGACTTCGAAGAGTTACCAGAATCAGCACGTCGATTCATTACAATCAGAGCTGGACGTTCATTCCAAGAACGTGTTGTAGGCAGTGATACCCTTTCTTCACTAACAGCAGATGATGAGAACACCGCATGGTTAGATCTACTACATGCAGAGTCTGATGTTAATGACCACAATATCTTTGATGACAGTAGCGTAGCACGTGTTGTTAATCGAAGCATAACTAATAAGGTATTCTAATGAGCTTAATATCAAGTAACATCCCGAACTTAATCAATGGGGTGTCGCAACAGCCACCTTCTCTACGTTTGGGTAGTCAGGCCGAAGAACAGATTAACGGCCTATCTGACGTAGTTACTGGTTTAACTAAGCGACCTCCTACGGAACACCTTGGAACAATTATAGGTGATCTAAGTACGTCTAAGATCCATACCTACAAACGTGATGATAGTGAGCAATATACGGTCATGGTATCGGATGGTGCTATACGCGTAGTAGATGAGAATGGTGTAGAGTTAGATGTGGAATTAGCTGAAGGAGCTGATTATAGTTATATCACAGGCATTAATGCAAAAGAAGATATACGAATTACATCAGTATCTGACTTTAACTTTATTCTTAATACAAAAAAGATAGTGGCTAAATCTAACGATCTAAACCCACCTGCCCGTCCAAACGAAACGCTTGTTTACTTAAAACAGGTTAATTATGAAAGAGATTATCAGGTTAGTATAACACCTAAATCTGATGATATTAACACCTATACTTCGTTTGGTGCAAGTAAAGTATCAGGAGGAAGTACATCCGCTGCTTCATTAAAAACAACAACCATTATTAACGACCTACGGAATCAGATATTCCAACCTATTACATCAGATTATATAGGTCAACGAGTAAGTTCCCCGCCCCATAGGAAAGATAACTATGGAGAGAATGTTGCTTTAGATACTGATTACCGTAACTATACACTAGATCCAGCTTTAGCATCTGTCGCAGCCGGTGAACTTAGTGTACGAAGTGGTTCAGTATTACTCAATGATACGCAATGGAGTATTTCAGGCACTACTTTAACTATTTCTTATCCAGATCATATTTACTTTCAAACATCCGGCCTATCAACTCATCATGTGTGTATAGCTAGGGAAGTTGAAGTCTTTTCACACGCTGCGACAGTTAATGTTGCTGATGACTTTAAAGTACTACCTGTTGACTATGGTAATGAACCGATGTTTATTGTCAGTTCAACAGAGTATGATTTTGATGTATCAGTAACGGATGACTCAGGTGGTTCTGCTTTTAAAGCATTTAAAGATACAGCCAAGAGTTTTGTTGATCTACCTAATCAATGTATTGACGGTTTCCAGATTGCAGTTATTGGAGATAATAATAAAGACGAAGATAATTTCCATGTTCGTTTCACAGGTAATGCAGGTCAAGGTGTTTGGCAGGAAACAGTTCGATCAGGTATCCAGAATGATTTTGATCTAACTACTATGCCCCACCAATTAGAGAAGTGCGTTTCTGACGGTACGGACGGTAGAGCATTAGGTGAAGTATTTTGGAAGTTTGGTCAAGCACCTTTCTTAGGAAGGAAAGCAGGAGATGAGTTAACTAATCCATTCCCTAGCTTTGTTGGAAATACAATCAATGATATATTCTTTCACCGTAACCGCTTAGGATTCCTTGCAGATGAAAATGTCATCTTTAGTGAGGCAAGTGGCTTCTATAATTTCTTTAGGACTACTGTACGCGCCTTACTCGACTCAGCTCCTATTGATGTTGCAGTTAGTAATGATAGTGTATCCATCCTAAAGGCAGCTATACCTTACTCAGAGCAGCTCTTATTGTTCTCTGACCTAGCACAGTTCAACCTCACGTCTGGTAACCTATTAACTCCTACAGAAGTAGCAGTAAACGTTGCCACTAACTATGAGGCAGACTTAAGTGTTCGTCCAGTGTCAGCAGGTAACTCTGTGTTCTTTGCAAACGACAAAGGGTCTTCTGTTGGTGTTCGAGAATATTATGTAGCTGGTCAAACAGAGTTAAACGTAGCTGATGATGTAACGGGTAACGTCCCTACTTACGTTAAAGGTAACATTACAGGTATGGTGACTTCATCTAATGAAGATACTTTACTTGTTACTACTGATGACGACCCTAAGGTTGTCTATGTGTATCGTTGGTATGTTTCAGGTAATGAAAAAGCTCAGTCGTCATGGTCTAAGTGGACGTTTGCCGGTGACATCTTGGATATGTCCTTTAATAACTCAGAGATATTCTTCTTATTTAATCACGATGGTGTTAACACCTTAGAGAAGATTAACCTCTCAGAAGATACAGCAGTAGCATTAACTGCATCGAAACACCCTGTTCTCCTAGATCGTCGTGTCTTATTAAATAGCTCATCGGATACTGTACCTTATACAGATTCTAACGTAGCCTATATGGACATGAACGGTAAGAACTTAAGTTCACCTAGCACTTACCCTGTGTATGCTGGTGTCCCTTACACGTTCTCCTATTCGTTCTCAGAACAAGTGTTTAAACCAGATCCATCTAAACCCATAACTATAGCTCGTTATCAGTTAAGGAACTTCAACATTGTGTACTCTAATACCTCAACATTCGATGTTACGGTCACGAGCACAGGTCGAGATCCTAAGTCTAGTACCTTTACAGGTAACTTACTAGGCGCTAGTTCGTTTGTGTTAGGGACAGCTAATATCGTACCTAGTGGTACATATAAGGTTGGTATCCAATCACAAGCATCTGAGACTGACGTGACTATATCTAGCGCAAGCGCCCTTCCGTGTAATTTCACTAGTGTGGAGGTGGAAGGCTTCGTTACCACAAGATCACAACGGATATAATATGGCTACTTATAGATCTAGTACAAAAGAAGATTGCTTTATCTTAGCTCCCCTTATGCGGGAGCAGGATAAGGTAGAAATAATGTTCAGTCACGGAGTGGAGCCATTAGCGGCTCTGCTTGCGTGTCTTGAATCAAATGAATGCAACACCATAGTACACCAAGGACAGCCTGTAGGAATGTTCGGAATACATCCTATAGACGATTTAACGGCTTCCCCATGGATGCTAGGTACAGATAAGATCCCTGAGATTGCTAGAGACGTTATGAAAGTCTCATCTCAATGGGTTAAAGATAAAAACAAAGAATACCCGATACTCGTTAATTATGTACATGAAGATAACGAGATCTCTAAGGTGTGGTTAAGGAGACTTGGCTTTACCTTTATCCAACTCATAGATGACTATGGCGTTGGCCAACAACCATTTTATGAATTTACGAGGATAAACTAATGTGTGCTCCCCTTGCGTTAATGGCAGCATCGATGGCTTTATCAGCTAAAGCAAACTCTGATCAGGTCAAGGCTCAAAATGAAGCCTTCGATGCAAACGCCAAAGCTGCTCACGAAGCTAAGATAATTGAAGATATAGCAGCGAATGAAGATAGAGAAGTAGCTGAGACTGCTGCATCTGCTGAAAAAATAGATAGAAGTTTAGAAGGTGAAAAACTTAAAGCCACTGCTGCGGTTTCCGCTGGTGAGTCCGGTGTGTCCGGTAACTCTATCAATGCCTTAATGAATACATTACAAGCTGGTGTAGAAAAAGGTAACTTAATAACAACACAGAATTTACAACTCTCACAGAGAGGTTCAGAAAGGCAGTTATCTAGTAACAGACGCTCTGCTCAAAGTCGTATAAATTCAGTGGCAAAAGGAAATAA